ATGTCTAATTCAATCTCATCTGCCGTTTCTGGCGCCAAGTTTGTTACTTTCGAAAATACTGATATGCGCATCTTTGATCGCGACGGGAGCGTATGGCTATCATCGGCCGACCTTGCTCGCGCCTTAGGTTACGCTAAGCCGTCACGCGTGTCCGAGCTTTATCAGCGCAACAAGCACGAATTCACTGACGACATGACGCAAGTAATCACCCTGCAGGCCAATGAAATCAACGAGGCCCGCAGTTTGGGGACAGCGTCAACGTTAGAGCAAACAGCTCGCGTTTTCTCCTCTCGCGGCTGCCACCTCATTGCCATGTTGTCGCGCACTGAAAAGGCCGGCATGTTCCGTCGCTGGGTGCTGGATGTGCTGGAAAACCTGAACCAACAGCCAGTTGTTAAGCCAGCCGCGCCACAGCACCTACCAAACGCTGACCATTTATCCTTGCGCGATACGATGATGCACCCAGACGCCTTTGAGCAAATCGTTAACATGGCTGGAAAGCTGGTTGATTCAGAGTGTATTAGTGAAGATGACCGGGACTCAGTCAAGCGCGCTCGCAACATGGCAGCACAGCGTTTGGAGCATTTACAGCTTGATCCAATGCTGGGCTTGCGCTTGCTGGTTGAGTCGGACCATCTTGGCGGCTTTAAGACTTCTGTTGTTCCGGACAATGCGTACATGCTGCTTGATAGCAAGTTGGCTGATTACATCCGCTCAGCTGAAGGGCCTCGCTTAAAATTCCTACCTGACATTATCCATGCCTGTACCGAGCGCCTCGATGAGCTATACAACTTGCCGCTGGCACAGTTCAAGGATGATGAGGGCAATTTATGAGCAGGGCGATTGACAACCCACTAGAGCTGCACGAAGTTCCGGCCATGCTGGATTATATTCACGCCGATGAGCGTGATACGTGGATTCGCGTGGGCATGGGCTTGCGCCATGAGTTTGGCGAGCTGGCATTTGATGCTTACGACAGCTGGAGCCAGTCGGGTAACGGCTATAAGGCGGCAGACACCAAAAGCGCCTGGAAGTCCTTTCGGGGTGATGCCTTGCGCATTGCCTCGGCGATCCAAATGGCTCAGCAAAACGGCTGGAAGCGCGAGCAGCGTGAAATGCCAGCGGCTGAGCGTGAGCGCATGATTGCAGACCGCGCCGCCGCGCAAGCCAAGCGCGCCATTGAGGACGCTAAAGCCGAGGCGCTTGAGCAGTCGATGCGCGATAAAGTGACCGATGCCTGCCGTACTGTGTGGGAACAGCACTGCAGCACAGCAGGCGAAAGCGCGTACTTGAATAATAAAAAGGTCGAGAACGGGCCTGCTCGTTTTATGCATAAGCTGGTGGTGATTGATATTGATTCGGCTGCTGAGCGGGTGCAAATATGGGTGGGCGGCGATGCCGATCGCTGGCTGAAGAGTCTACCCAAGCCAAGGCCTGACACGCTGAGCATGATGGTTTTGCGGGCTGGAATGATTGTATTGCCGCTGTTTGATAAAAGTGGTGCGCTGCAGTCTATCCAGTCGATTAATCACCTGGGCACTAAGATGTTCCCGAAGTTCGGGCGCAAAAGCGGTTGCTATTCACTGATTGGCGATATGAAAGGCGCGGCGGTGATCGCTGTTGCTGAAGGTTTTGCGACGGCGGCCAGTGTGCATGCGGCCACAGGCTGGCCAACGGCTGTGGCGTATGATGGCGGCAACATAAGCAAGGTGTGCGCGGCGCTGGTTGAGCTGCACCCTGATATGCAACTGTTAGTGGCGGGTGATGATGATCCGCGCAAGCCGGGCAATCCGGGGCGCACGGCTGCAGTGAATGCGGCTGAGCAGTACGGCGGCATTGTTGCGCTGCCGGCTGGTGGCGAAGAGGGCGATGATTGGAATGATTTACAGGTGCGCTTGGGCGGCGACGCGGTCAAAGATCAGCTGCTGGCCGCCCTTGAGCTTGGCGAGCTTCCCCGCGCCCCATCAGTGAACGGCGCGTCCGCCGAAAATGCGGCACCGGCACCAACAGGGGGCGCGGGGGATGGCGCTGAGCGCAAAGCTTTGATTGATCAGAAGATTCTGGGCCGGTTTGCGCTGGTCGAGGGTAAGACTGATGTTTGGGATGGCCATAAGATTGCGGTGATGCGCAAGTCAGCGTTTGAGGCGATGGTCGGTAAAGATCATGCTAAAACGTGGCTGGATAACATCCGTAAGAAGCTGATCTGTAAAGACCAAGCGCAGATGCTGGTTGATCGCCGCAAGATGCAGGGCAAGGCGCTGCGTGATGGATGGGGCGGTATGAGCCCTGTTGAGCGTTATGTTTATATCGATGGAACGAAAGATATTTGGGACCGCTCGAAGCGTCGCCGTGTGCCCGAGGGCGCGGTGAAAATGATGTTGGGTGACGCGTACCCAATGTGGCTGAACTCGCCGGAGCGCGTGGTGGTGGACATGGATCACATTGTATTTGATCCGACCATGACTAAAGATCCAGCTGTTTATATTAATACGTTTGAGGGTTTACCGCTGGCACCGGTTGAAGATGACGGCAAGTGCGCGGCGATCCGTGAGCTGATTGGTTTTCTGTGTAACGGCGATCCTGATGCGACGCATTGGCTGACCTGCTGGCTGGCGTACCCGCTGCAGCATATGGGCAGCAAAATGGATACCGCGGTGCTGCTGCACTCCAGTATGGAAGGCTCGGGTAAGTCGTTGTTTTTCAGTGACATCATGGGCCAAGTTTACGGCCAGTACGCTGCAACTGTTGGTCAAGCTCAGCTTGAATCGAGCTGGACGGTCTGGCAATCGGGTAAGTTGTACGCTGTGTTTGAAGAGGTCGTGTCACGGGACCAGCGCTATAACCAAGTTGGCAAAATTAAACACATGATCACGGGGAAGACCGTGCGCATGGAGTCAAAGTTCGTAAATGGCTGGGAAGAAGCCAACCATATGAATGCTGTTTTCCTGTCAAACGAGATCCTGCCTTGGCCAATCAGTGAGAATGATCGGCGCATGCTGGTGATGTGGCCTGATAAAACGCTGCCGGTGGATCGTCAAAAGGCGATTGGGGCTGAGCTGGCGGGTGATGGTGTGGCTGCGCTGCTTGGATATTTGATGAGCTATGACTGCGGCGACTTCAATGAGCGCACGCGGCCACCGTTTACCTATGCGCGGCAACGGCTGGTTGAATTGTCGCGGTCTGGATGGGAAAGTTTTATTTCGCAGTGGCGGCAAGGCCTTCTATCTGTACCATACGACATTGTCAGGACTCAGGACCTGCATGATTTGTATATTGAGTGGTGCCAGGTGAATAAAGAAAGCACGTTAAGTGAGACCAAGTTCTCGCTGTTTGTCTCAACCAAGATCCCTAAGACGCCTAGCACGGTGTTTTGGCGTGATGACAGCGGGGTGCGCAGGCGCAGCATGCTGTTTGTGCCAGACATTGATAGACCTGGGCTGCCCGAGTTTAGTAACGCTAGAGCTATGGGTGAGGCGGTGCGGGCATGGCGCCGCGCTGCATACTGGGCTGGCTGGTCGGTGGATAGTTGGGCCAAGTGCATTGGGTTTGTTACGCCGATGGATGCTGAGCGACCAAAGGAGGCTGCTTAATGCTTGGGCTGTCTAGGGTGTCTAGGGTGTGTCTAGGGTTGTTTATGCCAACCATAGACAAGCAAGAGCCCCGTATTCTGTGGCTTTGCGGCGGTCTGTCTAGGGTGTCTAGGGTTTAGCCCGTGCGCGCGCATGTAATTATAATAAAAGCTTAAATGCTTATTTTCTTTTTTTCCTTTATGCGTGAGTAAAAACCCATAGACACCCTAGACACCCTAGACAATAGCTTTTAAGTTATTGATTTATAAGGTTTTAAATTGTCTAGGGTTGTGTCTAGGGTTGGGTGTTTTCTGTCTAGGGTTGAGAAATTGAGTGTTTTGGTTGATTTAGGAGCTTTCCAGATGAATAAGCAGGTTGATGAAGTGTTGTATGCGTGGGGCGCTGAGATGGCTGCAGGCAAGCTTGTTGCGAGTATCCCAAGTCAGCTGGGCGCGCTGATTGAGAATAAGGGCGTGATGCATCACGGGGACGGGCGTGGCGGCTGCTTAAGCAAGGTGCCTGTGCATCTGGAGCTGTCGCGACGCACTAGCGAGGTGGACGGGTTGCTGTTGCAGATGTTTGAGGATGCAGCTGGCGGCGGCCTTGGGAGCGGGCGCGCGGCTTCACTGTGGCGCTTGGCGCGGGTGCGGTACGTTGTTGCGCCCAGTTGCGCGCTTGAGGAGCAGTGTGCACTGGTGGGCGTTGCGCCGCGCACTTACCACAACTGGCTATCTGCTTTGCATGAGTACTTGGCGCCGCGACTGTCTGAGCGCAATCGGGCGGCCTGAGCGTTACCGTTGGTCAGGTTGCTAGTGAGCGAGATTAGAGCGGGTATGGAGTGAGTTTAGAGCAGGTCGAGAGGGCGTTAAATGGGGCTTTACGCCTTTGGCAGTCAGACGGTAGAGTTACGGCATCTTGTGGTTTTGACGTCTACAGCAACAACTGAAGACTGATAAACCTAAGAGCTCTGCACGTGTTGTGCCCTCGCTGCTTGACCACCACCAAGCAGCATCCAGCCTCCCAAATCTTTACGGCGTTTGGGGGGCTTTTTTTTGGACGTAAGGAACCGAGCGATGGATGATCATAGAACGCTGCTTGATGTGCCGCTAATGCTTTTTGTGTTCGTGGCTTTGGCGGGCATGGCCGGCGAGCTACGTCAGGCTGACTTGCCCGGCGTGACTAACGGCGAGATCATCAAGCGGGTATGCCTGCGCTTCTTATCCAGCGCGCTATTCGGTATGGCAACGCTAATGTTGGCTCAGGAAATTTGGGGCCGGCTAATGATTAGTGGGGCACTAGGCATTGTCGTTGGGTTGCTCGGCGCTGATGTGGCGGGCGCGCTGTACAGCCGGGCGATTGCTCGCAGAATTGGAGCGTCAAACAATGGGTAGCCTGCGTTTTTACGGGTCCTCTGCCGGCCGCCCGACCCTACACGGGTAATTCGAC